TGGCACAAAACAATAAACCATGACAGACTTATTAATTAAAAACCTAATAAAATGAAACAACAAACAAAAACTAAACCGACAAAAACTTGCAAAGCACATTGGACAGACAAAGCAAATGAAATGCTGAAGGGATCTAAAATAATCAGATGCGAATATCTATCCCAGGAAGACTGCGAAAGAGAACTTTGGTACAATTCATCACTAGCAATATTCCTGGAAAAAAACAAAAAACGATTTTGGATTGTCTTGTCTCAAGACGATGAAATGAACGATGGTGGATCACTCATCGTACATAACGACGATGGATGGGACACATTGCCTAGAATAAGCACGAACTTTTTAAACAAACCAATGCCATGAAAATACAAGTAAACAAAAACCAACAAGCGACTAACTTTAAGACTCATGTTGGGACTATCATAATGATAGCTGAGCAAACCGCAAAGCAAGGCATGACCGCATTTAAATATCCAATTCCTCGAGACCAAGGTATAAACTATTGGACGCTCATCAGCGAAGTGGAAGAGCAAACAGAGCAGTCTGTATATGTTGGTCAAAAATCAGTGAGTGACACCCACATAAAATTTACAATCAGAGACTAAATCAAACACTATGAAAAAACTAGCTTTATTAATTGCGCTCATTGCGCTACAATCATGCGGCACGTATTGCGGCGCACAGAAATTCAGAAACTCAGGAAAGTATTACGGATCAACACCAACAAACACACAAGACAAATGCAATTTATCTTAATACTAATAATAGGCTATGCCCTGAGTCAATACGGGGCATGGCTATATGATAAACAAAACAAAAAATAATAAATCATGACAACAGAAAAATTAGAACAAGCCGAGGGATGGTTTAAACTACACGACATCGATTGTTTTATAGATGATTATACATCTATCTATGTAGACGCAGGATATGGGGTGTGCGTACAAATTTCAAATGCAGAAATTAAATACAGAGCAGAATTATATTTAGAAAACTTAAACAACTAGAAATTATGGGAAGATATTATTCAGGCGATATTGAAGGGAAATTCATGTTCGCAGTACAACCAAGTAATGCCGGAGAAAGATTCGGCGCACAAGACGTGACAAACTATGTCGAATACTATGTTGATCGTGAGGAATACGACAACATCGTAAATGAGATAAACGACATCGAGAAAACGGGTGCAGTAAAGCGCGTCCAAGATATGTTCGAGAAGTCAAACTTCTATAACGACGAGATAATGGAGGAGAATGGCGTAAGCAAGGAGGATATTGCGGAGTATGCCGATTGGAGAATGGGTATGCAGATGAAGGAATATTTTGACAACAACCCCGATGCCTACGGCATATCATTTAGCGCAGAACTTTAATGGAAATCAAGAAACTAAAAACGGGGCTTTGGATAGTCGAGGCCCCGACCCCTAAGGGGAGAACAATCGACGTATTTAAAACGTACGAGGACGCTGAGGCGTTTGCATTAAAGCAAGTCCCGTACATGAAATTTGTAACACGACTTAAAAACCTATTAAAAAATGATAGTAACTAAAAACAACTTCGCATGGGTAGACGTAACGCCCCATGCGTCCAAACTTTTTAAATCGGGCGTTGAGATATTCGTCGTACACGATGACCACACAGAGAGCCTAGTAGAGTATGAGGAGGAGATAGGCTTTGCTATCAGAGAGGGCCTACCGATTTGTATGGAGGGAGGATACCTCAACCCAAAGATATCTTGGGACAAGAACGCACACCGAATAAAAGTCAACGGCTATTGGTACACAAAAATAAGTGACACTAAACTTGTTATTGGCTAAGGAAAATAATAAATTTGTATAACTAAAATCAAATCAAATGTCAAAAATTCAACAACTTTTAGAAAATGAAGTCGATAATTTAGATCATGTCGACGATGAATTTTTTTACACCAGGTTTAAAATAAACAAGGGTAACATTAAATTAACTACAAATCAAATCAAAGAGTATTATGAAAAAAAACATCTTCGATCAGTACGCAAAAGAAATTTGTAAAAAGTACCACATCCAGGTCGATGAATTATTTTCGCCATCTACAAAGCGAAACATCTCAGACGCAAGACAACTGCTATACTATCTATGCTATAGTAGGCCTATGCGAATGACTGAGATAGCGAGATACGTAGAGGAGGAAGGCTTACCAGTTACCTCACAGAATGTAAACTATGGAGTTAAAAGGGTATGTAAAAAAATTAAGGAAGACCAGGATTACCAATATGTGATAAACAATATTCGTTCATGCGTTACTCATTAGAGGATCTGTTTAAACAAGCCGATACTGACAACTTAGCTACAATTTTAGATTCACCAGGTTGTGAGGCTAGGATGGTATACGGATGCAAAATAATTAAGGACAAGGAGACTAGTGCTATTACTATTTATAATACCACAAAGGGTGGTGATTTTTACCAAGAACTGCTAGAACATGAGGTAGATATTTTTCATGCTTTCGGGTGGAGACATGGTGTATACATCATATCTCTAGACAACTATAAAAGAAAGCTAGATAAAATAGAAAAGCTAATACGCAAAGAGATGAATGGCCGACAGAATCCTAAGATTATTACGAGTCTAAAATCACACAGAGCAAGAATTTTAATTAAGTATAATACAATCACAAACAAATTAAATCATGAGTAAATCAGTATTTGAAACGTTGAGCGCAATCAACGTAAACGACAAGGTCGAAAAGAAAAATGGACTAACCTACCTATCATGGGCATGGGCATGGGCCGAGGTAAAGAAACATTACCCCCAAGCCACATACAATGTCTATGAGAATGCAGAGGGATTAAACTTTCACCACGATGGTAAAACTGCATGGGTAAAAACGGGAGTAACGATAGAAGATATTGAGCATATCGAATACCTACCAGTACTAGACTTTCGTAACGCATCAATTACCCTAGAAAAGATTACGTCATTTAACGTGAACTCATCCATTCAACGTAGCCTAACTAAAGCTATCGCAAGACATGGACTAGGTCTTTATATCTACGCAGGAGAAGACATCCCTCAGGGCAAGGATCAATTGAAATCTGAGCCATTAACCGACACCCATTACACATTGGACATCGGTGACGAGAATTGGGAGAAGGTTTTGTCCTATGTGGTTAGTAACAAGCAACTCGGAATTGAAAAGCTTGTAAGCAACCTTGAGCAGAAGTACAAGATCAAAGCATCAGTAAAAAAAGAACTTAAAAAACACTTATCATGACATTTGAATTCAGTAAAAAAGACATCGATAGCTTACGTAACGACGTAAATTATTACGGAGAGGTAGGTAAAAAGTATCTATCAAATTCAGACATAGGCGTACTGCTAAGAGACCCAAAAAGTTTTAGACAAGACCGTCAATCTACAAAAGAGATGCTAGAGGGTAGGTATTTTCATTTGCTAATGCTTGAGCCCGATAAAGCAGAGGACTTTGTGCGGGTAGATGCGTCCAACAGAAACACCAAGATATACCAAAACTTTCTTGAAGAACACAAGGCCGATTTTGCTTTGCTTAAAAAAGAAGCAGAAGCGATAGAAGGCCTAGTCGCTACAATGAAGTCAAATATCAGAATGTTTGAGGATATCTATGCGCCAAGTAATCTATATGAAGAGCCAAGTATAAAACAAATTGGATCAGTTATGTGGAAAGGCAAGGCCGATATCGTTTGTGAGGATAAACTCATTGATATTAAAACCACCTCAAACATAAACAAGTTTGATGCCTCTGCTAATCTATACAACTACGATAGCCAGGCATATATATATGAGCAAATCTTTGGCAAACCTCTAGTGTTCTATGTGATCGACAAAACAAGCCACGTACTAGGCATATATAGACCCACGGAGCAATTCCTGGATAGGGGTAAAGAGAAGGTGTACCAAGCTATGGAGGTGTACCATACATTCTTTGGAGATAATCCAACAGAAGACATTAATCAGTACATAGTAGAACAAGAATTATTTTAACCTTTAATATTTTAAATTATGGCAAGTATTGTTAATTTTAGTTTAGACCTTACAAAAATCCCAAAGGACAAAATTAAGGTCGTAAAAAAGAGGGATGGATCAGAAGGTAAATACCTTGACCTTACTCTAACATTGAATAACGAACTGGATGACTATGGCAACAATGGTCCAGTGGTTGTGTCACAAACAATGGAAGAGCGTCAGTCAAAAGCAGACAAAGTTTATCTAGGAAATGCCAAGGTGGCATGGACTGATGGACAAAATGTTGGATCATCTCCAAAGAGTAACCAGTCAGTAGATAACAAACCTACAGAAGAGGTGCTGCCTTTCTAAGTTTATCCAGTAAAGTAATTAAGGGGGACTAACGTCCCCTTTTTTTACCGATGCTAAATGACGAGTTTATATGTCCCCTATACTATATATAATTATATCTATTATTATTTTTTTTTCTCATACGTATAGAGAAAAGTAAACATTCTAAGCATCGCATTGATATAGAGATAGTTAGAGAGCATAAACTGAGCACAAACTGAGCACAAAATGCTCACTTTATTTGAATTTAATTAAATTACACTACATATGGTAACAATATTTAAGGACATCAAGGATACAGATGCGCCCTTTCATAGGGATGTATCGGTGATCTTGAAGAGAATTAAAGATGGTGCATCCAAAGATTTGGTTAAGAGAATACGCACCGAAAAAAACAAAACCGAGCGCAATGAACTCAAGAAAAGTTTACCTGCAATTTGTTTTAGTGGAACATTCACAAAGCGAAATGACAATTCAATTCTGCAACATAGTGGGTTGATATGTTTGGACTTTGATGGATACGAGAAGCAAAAACATTTGCTGGAGGACAAGGAGATGCTGAGTAAAAACAAATATGTTTATGCAGTCTTTGTATCTCCATCGGGTAATGGTCTAAAGGTAATTATTAAGATACCTCAGGACGTAGAGAATCATGTGAACTATTTCAATTCACTAGAAAAGTATTTCAACTCCCAGTATTTTGATAAGGCGGTAAAAAATGTTAGCCGTGTATGCTATGAGTCATACGATCCACTGATTCATATCAATGAGAACTCATCTCTTTGGGATAAGATAGAGGAGAAGGAGTATCAAGAGGTAACTAAGTACAGAGATAAACCAACGATTCCTATTACTGACGAGAATAAAATCGTGGACATACTAATCAAATGGTGGGAGAAAAAATTTCCAATGGCTGAGGGCCAAAGGAATCAACACACCTATGTATTGGCAGCTGCGTTTAATGATTTTGGAATCAGTAAAAGCCTGGCCTCTTATGTACTAGGTAGGTATCAAAACAAATCATTTACTCTAAACGAGATACAGAGAACTATTGACTCGGCCTATGCTAACACGGCAAACTTCGGGACTAAGTATTATGAGGACGAGGATAGGGTTAATGACATACGCGTAAAGCTAAAACTTGGTGCATCAAAAAAGGAGATTCGGTACAAGTTAAAGGAGTCAGACATTGAAGAGGAGGTCATCGACTCCGTGATGGAAAGGATTGAGCAGGAGAATGCAAGGCAACAATTTTGGAGCAAGTCAGACAAGGGAGTGATCAAGATAATACATATCTTATTTAAAACTTTCTTGGAGGACAATGGATTCTATAAGTACAATCCAGAGGGTGGTAAAAATTATGTGTTTGTTCGTGTAACAAATAACTTGATAGACCATACCGACGAAAAAGAAATCAAAGACTTTGTACTGAACTACCTCTTAGAACTGGAAGACATAAGCGTCTATAATTATTTTGCGGACCAAACAAGATTCTTTCGTGAGGATTTTCTTACGCTACTTGCGACTATTGATATCTATTTTATTGAGGACACAAAAGACACCTCATATCTGTACTATAAAAATTGTGCAGTCAAGATAGAGCATGACAAGTTAATCATGATTGACTATATCGATTTAGGTGGGTATGTATGGAAGGACCATGTCATTGATAGAAACCTTATGCTATGTGACGCTACTGATTGTGACTATAGAAAATTCATACGCAACATTTGTAACCACGACAATGATCGTATACAAGCTATGGAATCTACTATTGGATACATGATGCACGGCCATAAGAATATGTCCTATTGTCCAGCGGTTATCTTAAACGACGAGGTAATTAGCGAGAACCCCGAAGGTGGAACTGGAAAGGGAATCTTTATGAATGCCTTGTCTCAGATGAAAAAAGTTGTAACTATTGATGGTAAGTCATTTACGTTTGAGCGTAGCTTTGCATATCAGTTAGTCTCCGCAGACACTCAGATACTAGTCTTTGATGACGTCAAAAAGTATTTTGATTTTGAGCGATTGTTCTCAGTTGTTACTGAAGGACTAACACTTGAGAAGAAAAACAAGGACGCAATTAAGATACCGTTTGAGAAGTCACCCAAGATAGCTATCACTACGAACTATGCTATCAGCGGATCGGGTAATTCATTCATGAGACGTAAGTGGGAGTTGGAGTTGCACCAGTACTACAACAAGGACTTTACTCCTCTTGATGAATTTGGTAAGTTAATGTTTGGGGATTGGAATGATGACGATTGGTGTGTCTTTGATAACTACATGATTAAATGTTTGCAAGGGTATTTAAAAACCGGTTTAGTCAAAAGCAAATTTGTAAACCTTGATATCAGACAATTAGGTCAAGCGACGTCGAATGACTTTATCGAGTGGTGTGGATTGACTAAAGGATCAGAGCCAAACGATGTATTCCAAATAGATGTGAGGCTTAGAGTAAATGAGATATACTTTAGGTTTATCGAGGAGAACCCAGACTACCAACCAAGAAGAGGTAGCGAATCCTTGACTAGAATTAAATTTAACCGATGGCTAAGGTCTTATGCAGTATACCTTACTGGCAAGAATCCTGAAGAGGGACGTGATGCAGTAGGTAAATGGATGAGATTCAAGCGAGAGGATGAGAGTTAATAACCTTTAAACAAACATTATGAAAGAACAAAATAACAGAGACAGACAGTATGAATACAGTGCAATGGTATGTTTCATTTGCATGGTAATATTTGCGGTAACAATTTTTGCAGCCATACTAATCAACCTGTTATGACATAACAAATAATCATTGCCCATTATGGGCTAAAATTGCCCATTTGGGGAAATACTAGTAAACTATGAATATATTTTTAATTAGCGTGTTGGTAACGGCAACGATATATCATGCCGATCCAAGACAGACAGACAGCACCCCGTTCATCACAGCATCGGGGGCTGTCATCAACAAAGAGAATCCACAAGGACATAGATGGATAGCTGTAAGCAGAGACCTGCGTGATAAAGGATATACCTTTGGCACACGAGTGTGTGTTGAAAATGCAGGACACCTCAGCGGCTATTGGTATGTGCAGGATTTAATGAACAAAAGGTTTACTAATAGGATAGACTTTCTAGTAAACAAATCCCTCAAGGGAGGTAAATGGACTAACGTAAAAATAAAAATAGAATGAAAAACTGGAACTCAAAAATAAGTAAATACACGCCCATCGTAAAAGATGTTACGATTAAACGTGCAACAAAGGCAGTCTCTATGCGCGAGATGGGAATACCAGTGCGCGACATAGCTAGACAATTAAACCTCAGCAAAAGCAGGATCTATGAGTACCTTAAGGAAGACTGATGTACTCCCTAGAATCGGAGGCTATGATAACAAGATGATGTATGAGCAGTGCATCATCCTGCACAAGGTTATGTTTAGAATTAAGGACGTAAAGATTGGTCATGGTAAAAAAGCAACCACCCAAAAGCAATACGTTTATAATAGTAAGCAGGATGACTTTCATAGAAACTATATTGATAACAGCGTAAAATATTATAAAGACCTATGGAATTCAGAGAATACCAAAAAGCAATAATCAATCTCGGTACAGAGATTATTAAAGTAAACGGCTTCTTGTACCTAGCCATGGAGGTTAGGACCGGAAAGACACTCACCGTACTAGGTATAGCAGAAAGACTCGGTTGTAAAAACATATTGTTTCTTACAAAGAAAAAAGCTATGTCTAGTATTGAGAGTGACTACAATATGCTTGGACCAAAGTTCAGCATGACTTGTATAAACTACGAGTCAATGCATAAAGCAGAGGGCCAGTTTGACATGATTGTTTGTGACGAGGCGCATAGACTAGGCGCAATACCCAAGCCAAGCAAGGGAGCAAAGCAAGTCAAGGACCTGATACATAAAAATAAAGACCCATATGTGGTGCTAATGTCTGGAACACCTACCCCAGAGTCATATAGCCAAATGTACCACCAAGTATATGGCATCAAAAACAATCCTTTCACGCGTTTTAAGACGTTTTATCGCTTCGCTGATGATTATGTAAGGGTAAAGCAGAGAATGATCAATGGTAGGCCTGTAAATGATTATAGCGCTGGATCAAAAGACATCTTAAAAGTAATGAGTCCATACACCATACGATGGACGCAAGAAGATGCGGGCTTTGAGTCTGTTATTGAGGAGGAGATTTTATATGTTGATATGCAGCCCAAGACATATTCAATAGCGGACCGATTAAAAAAAGATTTGGTTATTGAGGGCAAAGATAATATTATCCTTGCCGACACTCCCGTAAAGCTAATGATGAAGCTCCACCAGATATATTCTGGTACTATTAAGTTTGAGAGTGGTGCATCTATGGTGCTGGACTACACCAAGGCTGAGTTTATAAAGGACAAGTGGTTCCCTGATGGGGAACTTTTTAATGTAAAGATTGGTATCTTCTATAAATTTAAAGAGGAGCTGAAGGCACTAGAAAAAGTCTTTGGTGATATGCTTACCACTGATCTAGATGAATTTAATAACTTAGGATATAAGGTTATAGCTTTACAAATTGTATCCGGACGTGAGGGTATAAGCTTACGAAATGCAAACGCGCTTGTGTATTACAATATAGATTTTTCTGCCACCAGTTATTGGCAGTCCAGAGATAGGATGACAACAAAAAACAGAAGACACAATAAAATTTTCTGGATATTCTCAAGGGATGGGATTGAAAAGTCTATTTATAAAGCGGTAAACGACAAGAAAAATTATACAATAAATCATTTTAAAAAAACACATTTATGACACGATCAACTCAAAGCCATTATGACAATGGAAAAGGCTATGACCTTATAGATGTTATCTCAGATTATCAGCTTAACTTTAACAGAGGTAATATTATAAAATATGTATGCAGAGCTGGTAAAAAAGATAGTGAGATACAAGATCTAGAAAAAGCAATGGACTATCTCAGCAGAGAGATTGAATATCTTCGCAGCAAACAGCAAGTCTGGACCCAACACAATACTCTATAAAAATTTATTAGTATTTTTGTGTATGACCGAACAAAAAATTCAGAACGCAAGAATAAAACAACTTGAATCTGATGGTTATTATGTTATAAAATTAATACAGACAAACAAAAACGGTATACCTGACCTAGTTGCGCTACATCCTGATGGTGATATACTTTTTTCAGAAGTAAAAAAACCGGATGGTAAACTCTCTAAGCTACAAGAGTATCGTTTGAAAGAGCTACAGAAGTATGGCTTCAGAACAGAAGTATATAGAGGGGACTAATATTGTTGTATCATATAGCGCAGCAATGGAGGTTATGGACCTTAAAGATGACGAGCAAACTCAGTTCTTTAACAAGGCGGTAGTTATAGAGTTTGAGGATCAAGAAACTTATTACGGAGTATCTATTGACTGCGAGAATCGTCAGTTGTTTTACGAAATTTATTTAATTAAAGACGTTGACGATGATCAGGAGCCTATATACTTTTTAGACGAAATCAATCAAATCACTGTGGATGAATATCTAGATTTATATAGAATAAAAAAAGCAATTTAATGGAATTAGTTAGACAAAAAACACCCAACAGTTTTTTAGGGGCACAAGAACAAATAGATCTTTTGCTTACTATAATGAAAATGGAAACAGGTTTAGACCTTAAAAGAAAAACAAGAAAACGTGAATATGTAGACGCAAGGGCTATAACTTTTTATATCATAAGAACAGAGTTAGATTTATCTTTAGGGTCAATTGGAAAAATTTTTAACAAAGACCATGCTACAGTATTGCATGGCTTGAAGGTTTTTTCTAACCTAATAGAAACAGATAAGTCTTTTAAAAACAGATTTAACAAAGTATTATTTCTTTTTAAACAACAAAAAGGACCAGATTCTTCTGGTGAAAATCATGAAGATCAAATAAAAAAGTTAAAAATTTTATACGAGGATAGAATAAAAGTATTACTTTTAGAAAACAACAGCCTAAAAATTCAAATCGAGAATGGAGATACTCATCCATACAGCGATATCAAAAAAATGATTTATCAGAGATTAAAGCCGAAACGTAAGGATGAGTTCAAGCGTAAGATTAATGCAATATTAAATGGAATGTAATGGCGTATACATTAAATGACATAGACAAGATTTTAGAGTTCACGTCTTGGTCTGAGAAAAAAAAGATTGACGAACTACTGCGTATTGATTGCGATCTTTACTGCAACTTAGGCAAAGAGTCTACTAAGAATGACCGGGAGGAAGCAAAGAAAAATTCAAGAAAAATTTACCGAGCAATAAAATCAATAGACCAGAGTTTAGGGTCTGACTTTCTCAACCATATGGATAGATAAAGCATGAAGATAACATCCACGGAAAATGAAAGATTAAAGCACATCAATTTCCTGATGGATGAACTTCACGGCTCCTTAAATAACATCTACGAGATGTTGGTGGACAACGAATTT